GGAGTAAAAGGAAACTGGAGTGATAGAGGAACTAATTCTGTCCCTGAAGCTAAGGCTAAGGAAAAGGCAAAATCTGTTTCACTAGCAAAAGGAAATGTTTCTGGAACCATGCAAAACATGGGTGCAGCTACTAAAGGTGGCAAGTATCATTGGGCCGGATCTAAAGATTCTAAATGGTAGGATAAATGGCATACGCTAGAGGAAGATACGCTAAGTTTATCTCTGACCGTAGCGGAATGGAATTTCCATATAGGGAAATGGTGAAGGAATGGAATGGCGCTCGTGTTCATAAAAGTGAATATGAGCCGAAGACAGCACAGGATCATCCTCGCAAACATTCTGCTGATAAAGAATCATTACAATATGCTAGACCAGATAGGGGTGAAAGCGCTGTTGCAACATTACTACCCCTAAATCCTTTCAGGTTTACAGCGAGTAGCGCAACAATATCAGTTTTTGAACCTGATCACGGAAGATCAAGCAGTGATACTGTTAGATTTAGGGATGTCAGAGGACTAATATTCGGAGCTGACATAGATGAACTAGAGGATTCCGATGGATATAGTATTACAAAAACAGATGATGATTTTTATACTTTTGCAGTTTCAACAGCTGCAGGAACAACAGGAAACGGTGGAGGTGGTTATGTCTCTGCTGGACCGACAACATTGAGTGCATAATGACAACATACTCTGAATTAACAACACAGATTTTAGACTATACAGAAACAAGCACTGATGTGCTGACATCTACAAGAACAGATGATTTTATAGAGCATACGGAAAATAGGATACTAAGGGAAGCTGATTTGGATGCATTCAAATCACATCAATATGCATCTGTAACAGCTGATAATGCTTTTGTTTCTTTGCCTGGTGGGTCTGATCCAGATCCAACATCCTTGTCTACAATAAGGACAGTTCATATTTATCCTGCTTCAGGAACAGCAACAAGAGATTTCTTAGAACAACGTGATATTAGTTTTATGAATGAATATTGGCCTGTAAGAACTTCTACGGGAACACCAAAATACTGGTCCTGGTGGGATGAAAACTCAATTTATCTTGCACCAACACCAGATGCAGCGTATAATATAGAAATAGGAATTACTAGATTACCAACAAGACTGTCTAGTTCTAATACAACCTCATGGTTGGGGAATAATGCCCCGTCGGCATTGCTTTATGGATGTCTTGCAGAAGCCTTCAAATTCTTGAAGGGACCAGCGGAAATGCTGCAACTATACGAACAATCATATCAACGTGCTATTCAAGAGTTGGTAATTGAACAGCAAGGAAAGCACCGAAGAGATGAATATATGCATGGGGAATTAAAAATACCAGGTATGCAAACACAACAAAAATCCATAGGAGGATAAGACATGGCAATAACTCAAGCTGTCTGTACAAGCTTTAAACAGGAAATTCTTGTTGAAACGCATGACTTCACAGCTACAACAGGGGACACGTTTAAGATTGCATTGTATTCAAGTTCAGCTACTTTAGGTGCTTCAACAACTGCCTATTCCGCTACAAATGAAGTTTCTAATTCAGGAACTTATACGGCGGGAGGTGGATCATTGACAAATGTAACACCAACAACAAGTGGAACAACTGCTCTTACTGACTTTGCTGATATATCATTTACATCAGCAACAATCACAGCAAGAGGCGCACTAATTTATAATAGTAGTGAATCTAACAAGGCAGTATGCGTATTGGACTTTGGTGGCGACAAGACATCTACAAGTGGAACGTTTACAATTCAATTTCCGGCTGCTGATTCAAGTAACGCTATTTTACGACTAGCGTAGGAGATAATATATGGCTCTCGTATTAGACGATAGAGTAAAAGAAACATCAACGACAACAAGCACAGGTACGCTTAGCTTAAGCGGAGCCGTTTCAGGGTTCCAGACATTTGTTGCAGGCATTGGTAATAGCAATACAACATATTATGCCATTGTTAACCGTGACGAAGCGGAATGGGAAGTTGGTCTTGGAACCGTAACCGATGCTTCAACTGATACACTAGCAAGGACAACAGTTATTTCAAGTTCAAATAGTGATTCGGCTGTTGACTTTAGTGCTGGAACAAAAGATGTTTTTGCAACATTGCCAGCGAGTAAGGTTGGATTTCTTGATGGAAGCAATAATTTTATAGTAGGTAAAGGTGCTGCGGGCGTTGACTATACATTAACATTTGACGGTGCAGATTCCGATGGTGTTTTAACATGGATGGAAGATGAGGATTTATTTAAATTCACTGATGTTATAAATGTTGGCGTTGATGATGCAGGGCATGATGTAAAATTTTTTGGCAATACTGCCGGTAGTTATTGGTTATGGGATACATCTGCTGATGGTGTTGTACAGATAGGAACACTTACAGTTGGAGTTGATGATGCAGGGCATGATGTAAAATTTTTTGGCAATACAGCAAGTGCCTATATGTTATGGGACACATCAACAGATGACTTGGTATTAGCAGGTGCGGCAGGAATTGATCTTGCCGGTGATATTGACGTAGATGGAACTGCAAATTTAGACAATACAGACATTGACGGAACATTCGCTGTTGACGGTACAACTATTTCACTAGATGCAACAACATCATTGAATATTGATAATTCTAATACATCAAATGGTGTTACCATAGCTACTGCAACATCTGGTGTGCCAATTTCAATTGGACATGCAACTTCTGAAACAACAGTCAATGATAATTTAACTGTAACAGGAACATTAACAGGAACTTTAGCAACAGCCGCTCAAGGCAGTGTAACAAGTTTAGGTACTTTAACAGCACTTACTGTAGATGATATAGCTCTTAATGGCAAAGTTGTAACCATGACAGGTTCAGCCAGTGACACGGCTGTATTTACAGCAGGAACTAATGGAACTCTAAGCATTGTAACAACGGATGCTGCGGCTGCGGCTGCGAATATTCAAATTACAGCAGATGGTACAGTAGATATTGATTCAGCAGGTGTATTAACTTTAGATTCAGGAGCAGCAATAAATATTGAACCTGCTTCTGGTTCAGCAATTTTATTAGACGGAACAATTAGTGTAGATGCAGGAGTAGTTACAGGTGCAACAAGTATTACATCAACAGCTTTTGTTGGTGATATAACAGGAGACGTAACAGGAAATGCCTCTGGTACTGCGGCTACAGTTACAACAGCCGCACAAACAAATATAACAAGTCTTGGAACTTTAACTGCTCTTACTGTAGATGATGTAGCTATTAATGGCAAGGTTGTAACCATGACAGGTTCAACTAATGATACAGCAGTATTAACTGTAGCAACAAATGGAGCATTAAGTTTAGTAACAACCGATACGGCTGCGGCGGCAGCCAATATCCAGATAACAGCAGACGGCACGGCAGAATTGGCAGGTACGACAGTTACTTTGGATTCTGCTGCTGATATAGAATTAGAGGCAACGGATGATATTAATATTCCTTCAGATGTTGGATTAACATTTGGGAATGACGGAGAAAAAATTGAAGGGGATGGTTCTGATTTAACTATTTCTGGTAATACTGTAAATTTGGATTCAAGTATGAATCATACGTTTTCAAGTACAGGAAAAGCAATGACTTTAGGATTTTAAGAAGGAAAATATGGCAGGAATACAAATAAATGGTGCTGCTCAGAAATTAGTTTTAGATTCTGATGCTGATACATATTTGGAAGCAGGAACGGATGATACGATTAAATTTTATGTAGCAGGGGCACATGATTTAACAGTTAGCTCCAATGCTGTTAATGTGCTATCTGGTACAACTTTAACTATTGATTCTGGTGCTAAAGTTGTAAATAATGGGACATGGAGTCCCTACACAGTTAGTACTGGTAAATCATTAGTAATGGGTATATAAGGAGGATAATATGGCAAGTGAATTATTAAAAGTAGCGTTAAAACCTACCTGTTCAAGCACAGAAACAAAACTGATAGATGGTGCGAGTGGTCACACTTACACTGTCCTGTCAATTTCAATCTGTGAAACGGCAGGTAATGCAGAAACTTTTCATCTATATGTAGATGACGATGATGGTGGAACTGACCACTATATTTATCATACACAAGCATTAGGAGCAAATGAAACTTTTGTTCATAATGACAGAATAGTTATTGAAGCTACTGATATGCTTGGTTTTATAACTCAATCAGCAGCAGATGTTGATGTTGTAGTTAGTTATTTAGACCAAACACTATAATAAAGGAGGATATAATATTATGAGTGGGATTGTAGGACAAAACCTTGGTCGTGGATCAGGTTTAGTTAAGAAAACTGCTGTTGACGCAGATTCTGTGACAGGTGCTTCCATCGCTGATGATGCGATTGATTCAGAACACTATACAGATGGAAGTATAGATAATGCCCATTTAGCAGATGATGCGGTTGATAGTGATGAATTAGCAGCTGGTGCTGTGGATACAGCCCATATAGCTGATAACCAAGTTACTCTCGCAAAAATGGCTGGACTTGCCCGAGGAAAAATAATTTATGGAGATGCCAGTGGCGACCCGGCAGCTTTGGCTGTTGGTTCTGCTAACTATGTTTTAACTTCAGATGGAACAGATACAGCTTGGGCGGCTGCTTCTGGTGGTGGAATTGATGAAATTGACATGTGGCGAATAAATACAGATATAACATTGGCTCAAGGAGGACAATATGAACCTGATTCTGCTTGGGAAAGATGTGATACCGCAAATGTTGATAATTTTCCATTAGGAACAGGAATGACAGAAAGTTCTGGTATATTTACATTTCCTTCTACAGGATGGTGGCTGATAACAGGAAGCTTTATGCATCATATAAGTGGTGGTGATTATAATTATTTAGCCAAAAGACTTTATCAAACAGCTAATAATAGCACTTGGCAGGATAGTGGATTTGTACAATCTGCTGCGGGGTCAACTGTTTTCAATGGTTATGATGCAGGTGGGGGCAGTTGTGTTTTTGATGTAACAGATACATCAAATCATAAAGTTAGAATGTTAATGGAAGCATCTGAAGCTAGTATCGTATTAAATGGTAGCACTAATATAAACTATGGCGGTCTATTGTTTGTTAAATTAGCTGAGACATAGAGGGAAATAATATGGATATAAAAACAGGAAGACCAAATCACATAGAAGATTATTTATCAAGGTTACATTTTGGAAGTTGGTTTAAATGGATTGACCCTAAAAATAAAGTTCATGCTAATATAACATTGACAGAAAAAGTACATAATCCTGACCATGGTACGGATTTTTCAAGGCCTGAACTTACAAAGATGCCTAATCCCCATAGCATACCCACTGAACAGGAATGTATTGATGGTTTAGCTCAAATGCAAACTGACTTTGATAATGCAAAGACTAAAAAAGAAAATGATAAAATCAGTGGTAATCAAAAGCTGAAGGATTTAGGTTTAACTGATGATGAAATTGTAGCAATTACTAGAGGATAAGATATATTCACACATTTATAATTATATAGGATAAATGTCTAATCTTAAAGATATCTTTAAAGTACCTTTATATCAAGTTAAATTAAACTTTGATGTTAAAAAATTACAGTCATTTTGTAAGGAATGGCAACATAATCATTTTGGAGAATCCAAAAGTAATAGAGGAGGATACCAGTCCAGTTCGTTACCAAAAGATGATCCTTTAATATATTCTCTAATACAAGAACTAGAATATCATTC